GGCGATCGCTGCTACGGATGCAACGGGACCGGGCGGCAGCTCGCAGGCAAGAAGGCCGGAGCGATCGCCGCCGAGGTCCAGGACCGGATCCGTCGAGCGAAGGAGCCGCAGATCAGCGGGCTCGCTCCAGGCGACCTGATCCGCCTCACTCCAGAGGGTCGACCGACGCACCAGATCCGCAACGGCGGAGAGTGGGTCGAGGTCCTCGACGTCACGACGATCCTCGGCGACACGGCGGGCTGGAGCCAGCGAGGCGAGACGAGGCTCGATCGGACCGCTCAGTGGGGAGTGCGTCCCGCAGTCCTGATCCAGAAGCACCGGGTCTCGATCACGCTCGTCGACGGTCGGACCCTGATCCGGGAGAGCGGCTCGCAGATGGTCCGACGGAAGGCGACGGACGCGATCCGACGGAGCGACGCAGTCCGACTGCTCGCCGCCTGTCCGAAGGCGCATCGCAGCGTCTACGAGGAGGAGCTCGTCGAGGCGGGCTGGAACCTGGAGGAGCTCCGATGAGCGCAGCAGATCAGACCACCACCAACGAGGGAGCAGACAGCATGAGCACAGAGCCGATGACGGTCGGGCAGATGAACGGGATCGGGACGATCTGGTCGATCGTCCTCCGCCCGGAGCGGCCGAGAGCGTTCCAGGTCTCCGTCGGATCCGGTCCGAGCCACCGAGACGTCGAGGAGCTCGACTCCTGGATCGAGGCGGCAGCGTTCGTCGGTCAGCAGGTCGAGGACGAGATCGCCGCCGAGGAGGGACGAGACGCGTCGGTCCTGCTGTCGCTGTCGCAGGACGAGGCGGCGATGATCTCCGACGCTCTGCACGAACTAGCGGGCTCGGAGAGCAGCCTCCGCAGGGTCGATCGCCTCGTCGCGATGTCGGACCGGATCGAGGCCGAGCTCGACGCACGGCGGTCGGTCCGATGAGCGGCGCCAGGACGTCGAGCCCGGTCCAGGACTTCTGGTCCTACTTCGACCTCGGGGACGAGCTCTGGCAGCCGTCCTACGTCGACGAGGCAGGGACAGCTCCTCTGCGCCTGGAGGACTTCTCGAAGCGGAGCATCGCCGAGGCTCGCCGGGCGGCGACCGCCTGCTCCCTGCCGTGGCCACCGCATCTGCCGAGCGCCGAGGAGTACGCGCTCGATCATCGGGCCGAGCTCGCCTGACGGACCGGATCGGCGGCTCAGCAGCCGCAGGAGCTCGACGGACGTCGAGGACGCAGGATCGGGCGTCCTCGCCGTCTACGGGCGGAGGGACGCTGCGAGGGTCTGGATCGCCTGAGCGTCGAGGCCGAGCGTCGAGACGACCGACTGGAGCGACGAGACGTCCCGTCGGAGCCGGTCGAGCGCCGAGAGGGTCTCCTCGTCGCAGGAGCCGCAGCCGCAGGGAGCGACGTCGTCGAGATCGTCCGGGAGGATGCCAGCGGCGACGAGGCTGGACTGCTCGCCGGACGCGGTCGCAGCATGGAGCCTCGGCACGGCGAAGCCAGGGACGTTGACGCAGAGGAGAGCGACGAGCTCCAGGTTGCCTCGCAGCCTCCGCCAGTCTCCCGACAGCTTCGACGCCTGGAGCGCAGCTCGCCGCTCGGAGTCGGCGAGGATGCTCGGCCGGACCCTGCCAGCGAACCAGATCCCGTGGGCGTCCTCGCCGACTGCGACGTCTGCTGCGCCGGTCCCAGTGTTGTCGTAGTGAGCTGCCGCAGCCGACGCGGAGATGCCGCGCGTCGCAGCATGTCCGGTCCCGAGCGTGATCGTCCCGACCGGGACCGACAGCGTCGAGCCGTCCTCGGCGACCGCTCGGAGATCGCCGAGCCGGTAGTAGGCGTAGTCGGCGAGGCTGCGAGGCGGCAGGAGGCAGACGTCGGACCGGCCGGTGTGGCAGCTTCCCCACAGCGCAGCATGTCCGAAGATGCGACCGGAGTCGTCGATCGTCAGAGGCGTAGGCGATGCGAGACCGGGATCGGAGAACCACCCGACGGGAGGGAGGTCCTCGATCGGAGCGTCGAGCGACGCGAGACCTGCGGCGATCGCCTCGATCCGAGCGGACTCCAGCGCCGGGCGGGTGACGATCGAGAGCACGGCGATGCGACCTGCGGAGATGATCTCCAGGCAGTCGGCAGCCTCGGAGTCGCAGTCGACGTCCTGCTCCAGATTGACGAGCTCCGGGGAGACGCCGGTGAGGATCCGGTCCCGGACGAGGCGCGCAGCCTCTCGGCCGAACTCGCCTCCGAGGTCGAAGCGTCCCTCGGCGACGATGACGCCTGGAGCCTCGTCGCGGTGGATCTCCTCGACTGCGCCCACGACCTCCACGGCGTTGTCGCTGTGGCTCATCGTCAGCGGGACATCGTCGCGCCAGGACAGCGCTCCGACGTTGATGTAGCGCCGGTCTCCGGTCTCCTCACCCTCTCGGACGATGATGCGGAACCGCTCGGGGAGCTCGCCGGGCTCGACCTGGAGCGCCTCGATCGACGCGACGATCGGCAGCTCCTCGACGACGATCTCCTCCTCGGGCTCCTCGGGCTCGAGCTCGGCGGCTGCGGCGGGAGGTAGCGGGAGCTCGACCATCGTCTCGGGCGGCTCGGCGCGCTGGACGAACTGGTCGCAGACCTGCCGAGGACCGATCCGGTCGAGGACCACGACGCAGGTCCCGGTCTCGTCAGAGGCGACGGCCGGAGACTGGAAGAACGCGCAGCGACCGCAGAACATGACGGAGTCGGGCTCAGCGTCCCGCAGGTTGGTCCGCTCGTCGTCTGGCGCGACGTCGGGCTCGCCGTCGCCGGGTTCCAGGAGCGACGCTGCCAGCGCCAGCTCTCGATCGTTGGTCGTGATGCTCATCGGTCCTCCAGGGTAGGACGTCGGGCTGCTGCTGTCACGGAGTCTCCCTCGACGGGAGCCTGCGCCGGGACCTCGTCGAAGGCCGGAGCGAAGTCGCACTGGCAGTAGAGGTGATCGCCGGGGTAGTAGTAGTCGACGAACGGCCAGCCTCCGTCGGACGCGAGCTCCGGGCTCGTCCAGGAGTCGAAGCGGACAGCGTCGAGCGCCTCATGCTGCGGGAACGGCTCGCCTCGGGAGCCAGCGTCGCCGTAGAGCCAGATCCAGCCGACCTGGACGATGCCGAGCGCCTGCTGGAACGTGTCGGCGATGAGCTGCCCCGTAGCGATGCCGCCTGTCGGGACAGGGACCGGGGAGCCGGGGACGAGGATCGCTCCGCCGTTCGTCGTCGGGCCGACGGAGCCGCCTGCGCGGCTGATCGACTGCCGGACGAGCCCGGCCGGGACGAGGACCGTCGGATCGAGCTCGCCGACAGGCTCGCCGGGAGTGAGGTCCGCCTCCGGTCGAGGGTCGTAGAGTCGCCGCTTCGCTGTCGTCTGGAGGAGCCCGAGGAGGAGGAGCCACGCCTCGTTCCGGTCGTCCTGCTGCTGCGAGCGGATCGCTGCGAGCGCAGCGTCGGAGAGGTCGCCTCCGGTCTGCTGGAGGACACGGAGCGACTGCTGCTGGACCCTGTCGGTCCAGGAGAGGAACCGCTCGCCGAGCTCGTCGAACGCACCGTCGAGGAGGTCGCCGTCCGTGACCTCGATCGCTGCGACGAGGGACGGTCCGAGAGTCGCAGCGACCTCGGCGTTCGACACCGGAGCGACAGCGTCGGCGGCGACACCGCCTGCGACCTGCGCCTTCGTCCGCAGCTTCGCTCCTGCGCGCTCCAGAGCTCGCCGCATCGCAGCATCGGCGGCGATCTGGAGCCTCTGCCGCAGAGCCCGGTCGAGGTCGACGAGACGGAAGCCGAGACCGTCGACCCTCGCCTGCGAGACAGCCTGGAGGAGCGCAGCCGACGCAGGGAGAGCCGTCGGCGGCTCAGGAGGACCACCAGGAGGCGGACCGGGCTCGACGCCTGCCGCATCGCCGCCGATGGTCTCATCGACCGACAGAGGCGGTGTAGCAGCCGCTCCAGGGTTCTTCTCGGCGACCCTGCGGAGACGCTCATCGTCGGACGGAGCGGAGCTCTCCGGGAACCCGGTGGCCTGCCGATACGCCTCGTCGGAGATCGCGATCCGGTCGTGCGCCTCGCCTGCGACGGACCCGCGGTCCGGATGCGTGACCAGAGCGGTCGGATCGAACCACACCTGGAAGCGGTCGGGCTCGGGGACACCCATCGCCTCCAGCGCCGGACGCAGGTAGCCGACCGTGAGCGCCTGAGCGAGCAGGATCGCCCGAGGCTCGATGTGAGCGGAGTACGTCTGCTCGTCGACCTGCCAGGCAGTCCAGTGGTTCGCGTCCGCCATGCCGAGGAGGATCTCCGGAGGGAGGTCGACGCCGTTCGCGATGCGACGGATGAGCTCCTGCCTCTGCTCGCCTGCGACCTTGTCGATCTCCCGCTTGAACTCGATGAGCTCGACCGCTGCGAGGTCCTCCCGTTCGCCTCGGAGGAGGAACGGGACGATCTGCGACGCAGAGCCGACGAGGTCCTGCCGGACGCCTGCCGAGAAGTGCTCCAGGAGGTCGGAGGACAGCGGATCGACGTTGCCTCCGGACTCTCCGTCGACGGGATCGAGGGGACCGTCCGAGCCCTCCGAGGGGACGAGGAGGATCCCTGCCGGGATGCGGGAGAGCGCCGTCGCCCGGATCATCTTCGAGAGGATCTGGAGCTCGTCGCAGAGGTCGAGGACTGCGCGCAGCGGAGAGTCGGCGACAGAGGAGAACCGGGGGTGGCGCTGCCAGATGCGGAGGACGAACGCATCCGGGCCGAGAGGTATCAGCTTGTCGCCGGAGTCGCCGGGACGGAGGCGGAGAGCCCAGCCTCGACCGTCGGAGGAGCGGACGAGCTCATCGATGGAGACGACGTCCCACCGCTCCTCGGGCTCGGCGCCAGGGAACGGCGCATCCTGCCAGCCGACGAGATAGGACTCTCCGACGACGAAGTCGTTGATGCCCCACTCCCGCTGGAGCTCAGGGAGCCCACCCTCGGGGGAGCGGAGGCGGAGGAGCGCAGCGTCGGCGGCGGCAGCGTCGCTCTCGGAGACGTAGCGCTCGCCGTCCTCGTCGACAGCGTCGAGCGGGACAGGCTCGGACCGGGCGTCGGGCTGGACTGCGACGAACATCCGGAGCTTCGACATGGCGTTGCCGGTGAACCGCGCGCCGTAGCGGATCTCGCCGACCTCGTCGTAGAAGCGGTACGCCTCCCGCTGCCAGGACTCGGAGAGGCTGTCCTGCTTCGTCGACGACTGCTCGGCCGGGATGCGGCGGGATGAGGCGACGAGAGCGGACGAGCCGGAGATCGGCCGACGACGTCGGGCTCGGGCGTCGGCGATCAGCGCGTCCCGGTGCAGTTCCCGGTGGAGGATCTGCTCCTGCGGCGAGAGGTCAGGCACGGGACGCTCCAGCGAAGCCGACGGCGGTGGACAGAGCGAGCGCTCGGGAGATCGGCTGCCAGAGCTCAGGGACGGTCCTGCGCGCGGCGACGACCGCTGCGGAGATCCAGAGACCGGCACACCAGTAGCACTCCAGGAGCTCGCCGAGGCGGGAGCGGAGATGCGCGGCTCGGCCGGGCTGCTCCGTCCAGCGGAGAGCGGCGTTGCGCGGCGTCTCCAGGATCGAGTCGCTCAGAGCGAGACGCGTCAGCCGGTAGGAGGCGGCAGCGTCGAGGAGGAGCTGCTCCACTACCGGGGAGCCATCATGCCGCCGAGCGACAGTGGTCGAGCAGCGCTCGACGGTCGACGCGGCGGAGCCGTGGTCGAGCTGCCAGCGGCGACGAGCGCCTCCTGGATCTCCGCCTTGGAGTTGTCCAGCGAGAGATCGTTGCTCGGATCGAGATCGTCGAGCTCGGCGAGGAGCTCAGCCTTGGTGGCCATCATGCCTCCGGTGTCGTCATGTCGGAGCGGAGCGACAGGACGAGCGCCTCCAGGTCGAGCGCCGGGTGGCGCACCGCGTAGCGCCAGGCGGCGGCAGAGGCGGAGACGATCAGGAGAGCGGCGAGGACTGCCACGTCCCGGAGGGTAACACCGGAGGAGCCAGCAGGCGAGGACCTGCTGGCTCCTGGACGTCGGGCTCGGGCTCAGCGGTCCGAGAGCGCCTCCTGCTGATCGAGCCACTCCGCCATGTCGGCGAGCTTCGCCGCCTCGACGCGCTCCTGGAGCATCAGGTCGAGCTCCAGGTCGAGGACCGCCTGCTCGACGCGCTCTCGGACCTCGACGGGAGGGATCGACGGGCGCCGGTCCGTGAGATGCTCGACGAGGAGCTTCCGGGCTCCGATGATGCCGACGCAGGAGGCGAGGTCGGTCCGTGCGTCGAGGCTGCGGACCCACATCGAGGAGACGAGCATCTCCAGGACGTCGACCTGCGTCGCGACAGCGCAGAGCGGATCGCCGTCGATCAGGTTCTTCGCCTGGAGCAGATGCGCCGAGGCTGCGGAGAGATGGTCGGCGATCTGGTCGCCGCTCGGGACGGACGCGGGGCAGTAGCTCCGCTGCTCAGGGTTGCTCATGGTGTCTCCTCATGGGTGGTGCTGTTGGATCGGATGCTAGCGGTGGGCTGCGACAGCCTCGCTGCGTCGGAGAGCGGGAGGGTCCAGCCTGCCTCTCGGCTCGGGCAGTCCATCGAGCAGTCGTCCTCGGGACCGACGTCGCAGAGCTCGCAGCCGTCCTGTCCGGGAGGCTCCCAGCCGCACCAGCCGCAGAACCAGACGCCGTTGTGCTCGCGCAGCGGGCGGGTGCAGAGCTCGCAGCCGCTCATCGCTGCGCCTCCTGCCAGATGAGGTCGAGAGCGGTCGAGTAGGGAGCGAGGCCGAGACGGTCGAGGATGCGGCAGGCTGCGCCGACTCTGACCGTGGCTCGGACGCGGATCTCCTCGTCCTCGTCCTCGTCTCTGGCGAGACGCTCCCACTCGGTGGCGAGAGCGAGGATCTCGTCTCGGGCGGCGATCAGCGTGTCCGCTGCGGCGACTGCGTCGGTCATTGCCTGCGGGATGCGCGGGCCGGTGTCGGTGGTGGTGCTCATGGTCTCAGGTCCTCTCGGTGCGGAGCTCGTCGAGCTCATCGGGCGTAGGGGGAGCGCATCATCGCCGTGTCGATCCGGTCAGCCTCGGCGCCGGTGACATGCTCGGCGACGATGCGGCGGACAGCGATGCGGAGGTCCATCCGGAGCTCGCTGTTGCGGGTCGTGACCCTGCGAGCCAGCGGGATGTAGACGTCGTTGGCGATGACGCCTGCGATCTCGATCGTCTCGCCGCCGAAGTCGAGGGTGCCGAGCATCGCGCCGTCGGTGCGGCCGATGCGGACGCTCGGGTTGCCGGAGGTCTCGACGACCGTGGCGGTGAGGATCCCGTCGGTCAGCGACTCGACGATCGTGGCGGCGGCGGTTGCGGTGGGGTTGCTCATGTCCTCAACATAGGGGAGGGGAGCCTCCCTCCGCAACTGTTCCGGGCAGATCCGAGAAAGAACCCTCTGACCTGGACAGATGTGGCGCTGCCGAGCCGCCAGGATCAGCGCTTGCCGCAGTTGCAGCCCTTCTGCGTCACCGTCCAGATCGAGCCGCCCTCGACCTCGACATGCCAGACGCGGCGGCTCGGAGCGTCGAGCCCGACGACCGTCGCAGCATGGAGGACCGTCCCTCGACTGTCGAGGACGCGCGCCTGCCCGGACTGGAGCGTGAACCGGACAGCGGCGAGACGCTCCGCTCCGACGTCGACGATCGCCGACCGGACCACCAGGTTCGCTACGTCTGCCATGTCACGTCCTCCTGATCCCGGAGAGCTCTCGGATCGACGCCTGCGCCACCGCCCGGTTCCCTGACGACGAGCGTACTCCTCGACGCTCCCTCCTCGCGAGGAGCTCCCACGCATGAGCGAGCGCGTCGACCTGATCGTCGTGCATCCCAGCTCCAGGGAACGCCTCCAGCTCGTCGAGCAGTCCGAGGTTCCAGTCGCCTCGGAGGAGCTGGACGCGGCCGCGCTCAGCGTCGGCGGCGACAACCTCGGCGCGCGTCTGCTTCGCTCCGGTCGGTCGGATCGCCTCGACCCTGGAGATGCCGGTGAGCCGTTTTGCGTAGTGAGCGACCTGCGCCTTCCCTGCCGAGCCGGGCTCCTGCTCGATGCCGACGATCCGCAGCGCATCCTCGGAGGCGAGGTCGACGATGCGCTCCTCGACTGCGCCGGGCAGCTCTCGGAACCGAGCGATGTGGAGCACCGTCTTGATGCCGGTCGCCTTGTCGAGCCCGACGAGAGCGCCAGCGGTCCAGTCCGGATCCGGGTTGGAGTCGCTCGGCTCCGTCGCTGCGAGGTCCCACGCTCGGACGACGATCAGACCGGGAGGAGCCTCGTCGACGATCCGGAACCAGTCGCGCTGGAACAGCTCGCCGACGTCGTCGAGGAGCTCGGCGTGGAGCTCCTGCCGTCCGAGCCTCGTTCCCTCGTAGCGGTCGATGATGCGCTCCCGATAGGACGGAGCGAGGTTGCTCAGGTTCTCGTAGGTGGAGCCCTTCGTGACGCGGACTGCGTCGTCGTCGATCAGCTCCAGGATCAGAGCGACGCGGCGAGGAGTCCCGGTGATGCAGCAGCGAGGATCCGGTGGGAGGCGGAGGCCGAGGAGGAGGTTCGCCAGGGTCGTGTCGTGCCGGAGCCCGAGGTCTGCGTCTCGGAGGGTTGCGGGCTCGTCGATCCAGGCGCCGTGGTGCTGCGGACCTCGGAGCTTCGACGGACGCTCCGACGAGAACGCTCGGAGGCGGGCTCCGCAGGAGAGTCGGAGCTCGCCGAGGCTGCGGTTCCATGCCGAGTCGAGGCTGCCTCCGTGGAGCTGCGACGGAGCGAGGCTGCGGAGGATGCCGGACTCTCCCTCGACCATCGTGTCCCGGACGTCGGAGAAGTCTCGGCCGACGAGAGCCCACCGGACGTCGGACGACGTCTGCCTGGAGATGCGTTCGGCGCGCTCGATCGTCCACTCCGCTCCGGAGCGGGTCTTGCCCCAGCCTCGGCCGGTCAGGATGAGCCAGATCAGCCAGTCGCCGTCGGGCTCGCGCTGCTCCGGGCGGGCTACGACCTGCCAGGCTCGGGAGCGGATCGCCTCGACCGCCTTCGGCGACGCCTGCTCCAGATAGGTGTCGAGCGCGTCAGGGTCGCTCTCTGCGAGGTCAGCGAGGCGAGCGAGCTCGGACTGGCTCATCGGGTGCAGCCTGGAGATCGTCGGGATCGAACAGCCGGAGAGCGATCCAGCCTGCGTCCTGGCAGCGACGGCAGTGGTCGCGGAGCAGGATGCGTCGGGCGCCGCAGACAGCGCAGGAGAGGCGCACGGCGGCTCATCCGGGCTCGGGAGCGTCGGGCTCGGGATAGGCAACTCCGAGGAGCGCCTCGTCGTCCTCGACTGCGTCGAGCTCTCGCCGGATCGCAGCGGCTCCGTCGTCGAGGGGAGCAGCGCAATCCGGGCAGCAGGAGTCGTGGTAGGGGCCGGGATGCGTCTCGGTGTAGTCGGCCGGGATCTCCTGGAGGCAGGCGCGACAGGTGGTCTCAGCCATTCCAGAGCCTCCAGAGGCGAGGGAGGAGCTCCATCGCCAGCCAGACGCGGACCTCGGGCTCCTCGATCGCTCGCTCCGGGATGATCGGCGAGCCGTCGATCGACTCGTCGGTCGGATCCATCGGACAGAACTCGGAGCGGCAGGACTCCAGCGGAGCGGCTCCGCAGTACGGGCACGGGATGTCCTGCGGGAGCTGGAGCCAGTCGGACAGCTCGGCGGAGAGCCAGTCGGCGAGGAGGTCCTCCAGGTCGGGGTGGAGGTCGACCGTCAGGATCGTGCCGGGCGGGAGCCTGGAGCGGTCTCGGACTTGCTGGAGAGCGTCCTCGATCGCCTGGAGAGCCGCCTCGGGATGGAGCCGGTCGCCTGTCGGGGGACCGTGGAGTCCTCGGCTCGGGCTCAGAGGAGCGCAGCCGCAGGCGACAGCGGAGACGATGCCGGAGGGATGCGGGATGCCGATCGATGCTCCGCAGTCCGGGCAGACGTTCCGCTCAGCCATCGTCGCTCCCTGGAGCCTGGACGACGAGGACGATCTCCCGACCGCTCCTCCCATCTGGAGAGCGTCCGAGCGTCGACTCCGGGTACGCGTCGGCCACCGCCTCCATGATGCCGGAGACCAGAGGGATCGGAGCAGGGAGGTAGATGCGAGCCAGGACGATGCGTCCCTCGGGATCGAGCTCCTCGGGGAGATCAGCCACCGGACGTCTCCTCGATCCAGACGATCAGACCGTCGGTTCCGTCCGCTCCGACGAGCACCGAGCTCACGTCGTCGGGATCGAACAGGGTCGCTCCGTCGTAGCCGCCGAAGATGCGAGCAGGCCGGAGCCGTGGCAGCTCTCGCAGCCGCTCGATCTCGGCAGCGGTGGCGTGAGCGCGATCCACCAGATCCGTCGCCCACCCATCGACGCGCATCATCTCGGCGTACTCATGCAGCTCGGCGGCGGTGAGCGGCTCGGGCAGCGCCGCCTCGGGCAGCGGTGCTCCTGCGGGGAGCGGGTGGTCGCTGGTGGCGCTCATGCCTCGACCTCCGGGAGCTCGGCGATCTCGCGCTGTTGATCGAGGAACGCCTCGATCTCCTCCCGAGCCTCCGACCTCGCCTGCGAGAGCGAGACCTCGACCGCACCGCCCTCCGAACCCGTGACCTCATGCAGCGTCCGACGACTGAACCGCTCCGGACGCGTCCGCTCCAGCACCCACGCGAGCGCCTGCCAGTCGCGCCGCCTCGACGTCTCGACCGTGACCTCGACGTCGCCGTTCGCCCTCTCGATCCTCCGCTCCTTCCGAACCTCGTAGCCATCGCCTGCCTCGACGATCCGAGCGATCGCTGCGAGCTCCGCATCGGCCCTCGCCTTTTCCACAGCGTGCCGGAAGTGCCAGTAGGGAGCCTCGGTGTCGTCGAGCTCCTCGGGGTGTTCGGTGGGGTCGATGTCGAGCTCGGCGAGGCGGTGGTCCTCTGTTGCGCCTCTCTCCATCCATCGGTGGTAGGTGCGTCGGGAGATGCCTGCTGCTTGGGCTGCCTGCTCGGAGTAGTTGCCGAGTGCGATCGCGTCGACGATGCGCTTCTGTCGGTCGGCGGTGAGGAGCGATGGTCGTCCGGTGCTCATCGGCCGACGTTCCAGATGAGAGCGC